TCCTGACTATCATCGAGTCACTATCACCTACGCCTCCCCTCCCGGACACTCAGCACACACCCGCGCGGGAACGCGGTGACTCCGGCGAATCCCTCCTCGCCTTTGGTGTCGGCAATCTTGAGGCATGAGTCATCCTCGAAGACGAGCCATCCCACGGTCTCGAAGGTCGGACACTCGACCTCCTCCGGCGGCGTCCATGATGAGTCGCTGATGATGTCGACCCACCTGATCAAGACAAGGCGTGGCCCCCCATCGCCCTCCGCGTGAGTGGGAGCGGTATCACGAGGCGGGGTCAGGGGAGCCACTGATCTCATGCTATGAATTAAAAGAACAAGCGAAACTCATTCCATAATTTGTACCGACAATGAGGTTCCTGTTTACTGTAGACATACCATGAACAGAGAAATAGGGATTGCCATTTGAATCTTTCGTTAGGCTATAAACGAAATACATTCCCAGCGTTGTGTTCGGGCCGTCGGCTCCATCTGCATCGTGGATATCAATCCACCCGCCTCTCTTGAATCTTTTTCCCGGCCCCTCAATGTAAGATGCTAAAAAATCCGGGTGCATATAAATCTTTTTCACGCTTCCCGGTTGTGCGGAGTCGGTTGAAAAGTAGTTACTGCTTGAAGGCATGACGTTGACGCCACTAAATCTTCTCCCTGCGCCTACAGTATTCCCTGCGACTGCCTCGTCGACATACTCCTTCGTAACAGACCCTCCCCCTTCCCCGCCTGGCCCTTCGCCTTCATCAAAATGGACGTTCCCATGAATGTAGGTATCGCCGCCCTCCCTGTTGATATGTATTTCCCTGCTAGGGTTCTCGGGCCAAATGAACTTGACACCGAGATGCTTCAACTTGAGAGCGTATTTGGTTCCCCAATTACTCATTCGGCCTCCGCGATGAGCGTGGCGTGGAGTTCCCTGATGGCCGCGATGGTGACGCCTATGTCCTCCTCGGTGACTGGCTCATTGCGCCGAAACTCCCCTCCGTTCTGTCGCCAGAATGGGTCGTTCATGTATTCGATCTCCCCGATACCCCTCTCAGGGTCATACTGAATGGCGTTGACGTTGGGAGCCACTACAGCGGAGACCCTATCCCCACTATGGTCTGTGGCGCTTACTCCATCAATGACGATGGTTTGGTCTTGTGGAATGATTGAGATCATTAAGCGACTCCGAGATAAATGATATAGGCGAGAGCGTAGTAGGGAGGGGTCGTGTCAACTGACCCGCTGAACGAGTGATTGTGATTGCCGATGCTATGGCTGTGTGAGCCAATGCCGTGACTGTGCGCTCCGCTACTCCCCGCGTCACCGCTGTCCCTCGTTGGAAACGTTGAGCCTCTCGCGACTGTCAGCGCCCCGGTTGCGGCATTGAGATCGGCAGTTGTCCCTGCGACCTGAGTGGACATACTGTGATGGTGCGACGGCATCCTTGAGGTACTCAAAGTGTGGTTGTCAGTCGAGCCGAGGTCTGTGTCGTTCGTAGATAAATTTGTGTTATCCACACTCCCCGAGAAGGAGGAACTACTCGATCCACCACTTGACCCGACATTGACCCCAAGCATTCCACCCTTAATGAACCTGTCGGTTAGGTTTGGAACTTTTGAGGCGTTGGGGTGTCCTGATGCGTTTGCGCCGTCATCACACAGGAACCAACCTTTGCTGTTCAGTTCGGTGAGGTCGCGTACATCATTGCCTGACCACATTGAGATAATGCCAATGGGAGGCTCGTAACTGTCGCCTCCGGTCACATCAAATCGCATCCCGCTCGGTTGTGACGTAATGCTGATGCCATCCCCGGCAATCATCGCGACATCCGAGTACATATCGTTCGAGTCCACCAACTTAATCATCGGTGTGCTTCTTAGATTGGCATCAGTCTCGAGTCGGTACTCCATGCCGTCCTGACCATCCTGACCCGGAGGGCCGGTCAAATCTTCGAGTTGGGCCGGAGTGAAGTCGTCATAGGTGAAGGGATCACCCTTATCGCCTTTGGGGCCGGGAACTGTTGAGTCCTGTCCGGTGTCACCCTTTTCGCCTTGTTCGCCTTGTGGGCCTCTGATGTCTCCGAGGTTCTCCCATTGTTCTGTTGCACCGCCCCACGCATAGATGACTTGCTCGTCCTCAATGAAGTATGCGTCGCCATCTGCATCACCGGAAGCCGGGAGGTCTGTTGCGCTCGGGAGGTTGCCCTTAAAGTCGATGCCCTCACCCTTCAAGCCCTGCTCACCTTGCGGGATGGCAAACGACAGATTGACCGCATGGGCATCAGGCGGGCCTGTCTGAGTGACCGCGACTGTGACCTCCTCTCCTGGCTCAAGGGTTTCGACATCAGCGGAGAAGTCAGGCGTCACACCGACCGGGCCTTCGGGGCCGGTCAGGCCGTCAAGTTGCTCGGGAGTGAAATCCTCATACTCGAAGGGATCGCCCTTCGGGCCAGTGGAGCCAGTTAAGCCAGTTGGCCCCGCCGGTATCTTGAAGTCCATATGGACGCCGGTGTACGGATCGTCGGGAGTGACTGTGACATCCGCGCCCTCTTCGTGGGGAACGGACTCCGCGTCTGCGGTGACGACAGGCGGTGGGCCGACAGGGCCGACCTCCCCCTGTATGCCGGGAATCTGGTTTGCTTGATACCAACGCTTGTTGACCGCATCCTGATCCTCGAGGGGATCGGCCAGTGTCCGGACACGACTCCCGGTCATCTGAATGTCGCCGGTCATCGAGCCGCCGGAGAGTTTCAAATACCGAACGTCGCCCTCCTCGGTTGCCACTTTGTCCTCATAAAGCTCCTGACAAATCATTGTCAGTTTGTCGAGCGCGGCCTCGTGGCTTTCTGCCGGGAAGGCGTCATATGCTTGGTAATCGGTCTCCTGAGTGATCGGGGTCGTTCGCCATATGCGAATATCTCCGGGAGTCCCGACCTGTACTCTGAGAACCCAATTCCCGGAGCCATCCTCCTCGTCCTTTACGACGGCCGCGATGATCTCGCTCGAGATACTCTCGTCGACATACGCCCATCGAACTTGAAGCGGGTCTTCGATCTCAAAGGTGATCGGGAGGTCGGTGACGTTTCCGTTCCAGTTGTAAGAGACCTCAGTCGTTTGGTTGTTTATCGTCATTAGTCTTTCAATCCGTATTCGAGGGCCGCTCGTAAATAGAAGAGATTGTTATAGGGGATCAGTCTCGCGATCTTCGACCAATCCTGATGAGTGAAGTCCTCACCGTTCGCGGTTTTATAGAAGGCGTTCCCGACGGCCCCATATGCTTCGGTCACAAAGCCGAAGGTCGGGCCGAGGAGTTCCGTGATTGCGTTCCGGGAGTAGTACCGGGAGACCGGGGACAGTCCGACCGCATCTCCGAGTCCTCCGAAGTTGGCGGTCAGTTTTTGCGTTGACATGATCCCGAGATCGAGGAGCGGAAGGAGACCGCTTCGCATCAAACCCTCATAGGCAATCTGCGTTGAACTCATGTCATCGACCTCATCCAACCGGCCACGCGAAGCCATGTACAAATACCATCCACCGATTGCCGCCGCCCACGAGGAGAAGATTCCCTCGAGGACTTTGTAATTCCCCATCGCGAGGTTCTGGATGATGGGGTTCAGAGTCTTGTCGACTGAGGCAAAGGGGAAGGACTTGAACTGAGTCACGAGCTGCATCGTCGTGTCCTTCGTAATGAACTTAGGAAGATCGGTGGCTCCCGGTGTGACGATGTTCTTGTCTGATATCCAGTTGGCGAACGCACCGAACTCATCGAGGAGGTTCATGTCGGAGGCGAGGGTCGGTTGCGCTCCGCTTGCGAGTTCATCCTCATAGGCTCGGCGCACTCCCCCATAGTCGAAGACGTGGACGTTGCCGTGCATGGTTCCATGTCGACGATACAGGTCGGCCACTTGAGCGAGTTTCTCTTCGCTCCATCCATGTTGAGCAAGCCACAGCCTGTCGGCCTTATCGAGTTTCGCTTTGCCGAGAGCCGCCTCGATCAATCTGTTCTCGGCAGTCTTGACCGTCGAGACTTTGTTGAACTGGTTGGCATACGGTAGGCCGGTAAGTTTCATAAATCCGGCAGTCATCTTGTTGAAGACCGACCCCACCGCTCCTCGCTCGAAGCCGTCATCAATGTCGTCGCTGATCTTGTGCATCGTGGTCGCGGAGGCGATGTCATGGATGTTCGCCATGAACGCGGCATCCTCCTGACTGATCTCGGCCGCGAACGAGCGCATCCGGCGCATCGTCGGGGCGAACATCTTGCCGTATCCCTTGAGACCGCCATTCTTCATTGCGCCCATCGTGACATCAGGCATCGACATGAAGAGAACCGAACCGAGGCCGCGCATGATTTGAAGGTCTTTCAAAAGGGACGCGATCCGTCGGAACTCTTGGCTCCCTTCGTTGGCCTTGTGCTGAATGACCCGGATCGAATGTTCAAAGTCTTCGAGGTCGGCTAGGATGCGCTTGCGAATCTTTTCGGCTTTCTTTCTCGGGAGGCCATGCGTCCGGACTTCGATCTCATCCATGACCTGTTTGATCATGTCGGCATGGCGCTGAGTGCCGGGAAGGACTCCCGCGTTCTTGAGTTCAAGATAAGGAGCGACTTGCATATTGTTCTTGGTCAGGATTCCCGAATACGACTGATCGAGGAGTTCCCCCATTAAGGGATCATCCTGTTCAAACATCAGGTGCCGACCTTGCAAGGCACTCGGGACTTTCGATGCGTCCGGGTTCAGTACACCGGCATCGACTCCCGCGACTCCTCCGGTGTTATCCCCCGAGATCGTTCGATACGATTCGCGCAGTAGTTGGGTCTCGGCTTTCTCATTCCACTCGTCGAGCTGCCTACGGTAAATCTCGCGCATTGACGGAAGAATGTCCTCATTTCTGGACAGTCTTTCGAGTTTCGCTTTCTTGGATGGCAAGCCGCGTCGAACGAATTCCTCCTCGCCAATGTTCTGAACCTTCTGGCGACTCCAAGACTGCGGGAGGTAATTCTTGTCCCCGGTCAACATCCTGACCAACTTGTAAGCGGCGTTCCGGTCGCCATTGTCGAAGACCCGCTTCGAGAGCGGAATCAACTCGTCAATCATCCGGAGTTGAAGGTCGCGCTCGGCTTCGAGTTTCTTGACCCGAGCATCTCTCAACTCGGCGACTTCGCCTTTGTAATTTGCCGATGCCTCCCAATCCTTCTCGGCCTTTGCGAGTTTGGCCGGGAAGTTGGCAAGGGTTTCCTCGCGGAGAGCGGCCAGTCGGTCGGGCGTCCAGTCTGCTCTCGTGAGGACATCTTGGTGGTATCCCTGACGGAAGCGGTAGTCTTCCATCTGAGCCCAATTTTCGTTGAGGTCTTTGTAAGCCTTCTTCTCCCATTCCCGGAGAGGCCGCGCCTGACCTGTGGCTTCAATAATCTCCTCGCCATCGGTTCGCATCAGTCGAGCCATGTGACGATCCAGATCGCCAAACGTGGTGTCGCGGATGATGGCTTTCGGGAGGCTCCCATAGAAGTCCTTCCGATATTTGTCCATGATCAGAAGCACTCGATCCACATATCGGGAGGAGGCATTGATCCGGGCCTCGACCGGTGCGGGGATCGCATCGCCGACCTTACCTTGCACGTTCGCCTTAGAGGCGAGACCCCCGCCGAAGACTCGAGTCCCCAACGAACGAATGGCGGCGCTCGGAGAGGTCTGCATATTGGTGATTGGGTTCACTCCCCGGACGAGACCACGCTTCGCGAAGACATCGGTCTCGGCATCAATGGCCTCATATTCGGCACGACGCTCCGCGATCAGAATCTCCTCGTCGAGTCCCTCCGTCTTTGCGCGGGTTCTGATCTCGTCGAGGCTCTCACTGATGCGAACATCATCGAGCGCGAGGTTGGTGCCATGTACGAGCGAATCATCTTCCACCGGGGCGAACCGGGAATTGTCGAGGTGGGTCTCGAGGTCTGTCTCGTATTCCTTGACCTTGCTGAGTACCTCCGGATCGTTGGAACTTCTGATCCTCGCGATCCCTCCGATGCCGTATCCCAAAGCTCCGGCGATTGCCGTTCCGGCGACTACGTTGGTGAATGATTCGTTGAACGTCCTCATCGGTTGGAGTTGGTGAAGGACGCCCTCGGTGATGATCTGTTCCCCGGCCGCAATCCCGGCCACTGATCCCGCGATCCTTGCGAGAGAGGCTCCGGCTCCGACGCCGGGAATCATTACCATCGAGGCAATCGTCACAGGATCGAGAAGTCCGGCGACGGCTCCTGTCCAGAGTTGGCGGGTGATCGGCATATTGGCAATTTGTTGCCGGTCTCTTTCCTTCTGTCGATACAGGGCCATCGTGCGACGAGCCTCGGCGGGAGACTGTGCGTTGGCGATATAGGGGATCATCAACCGTTGACGCTCTTCTTCGAGGTTGGTCGTCTTGATCCACTCATAAGGATCAAAGCCATTGGCGATCACCTCCTCATCGGAGGCAAGCGTCCAGTCGCTAAGATCGTCCCCGCTGTACGCTTCTTCGAGGACTCCGGCCCCGAGGATGTTGTTGGCCCGATACATGGCCGACATATCACTCCATGCGGAGTTCTCCTGTTGGCCTTGCGAGAAGTCGCTGACGAGGTAGTTCTGTTGGAACTCCTGTGGGGTGAGGTAGTCGGCCACTAAGGAGAGACCTCGAGATTCTGTTGGTGCAGTTTTTCTCGAGCGGCTTTACGCATCTCCCTGATCTGCTCCTTCGATGCGTCGACTCGCTCGTCCTCCTCGACCACCTGGCCTTTTGTCTTCTGACCTTTGAGATCGACTTCCCATCCATCGTCGCCATCCATGTCGTCATCAGCGGGATAGGCTTCGGCGTTGGCCTCGTGCTTCGCTCTGACCTCCTTCTCGATGCGCTCCATCTCGGAGATCACGGTCTCTTGGGAGAGTCCGGTGATTCTGGCTTCTTGAAGAACGATGGTCTGCAAGCGACCGATCTCCTGTCGGAGAGGATCGTCCGGATTGTTTATGGATGCTTCGACTTGCTTCTCGAGTTCGACTTGCCAACTCTCCACCGGAGGGAGGGAGTCCGGGTCTGCAATGAATCTCGTCCCTCGGCGAGTTCTGTGTGCCTTCTTCGGGACAGATTTTTGTGCGACCTCGAGTCTTTCCTCGAGTTGGGCTTGCGTTGCGTCGACCACGGCGTCGGCCGCTTTCGCCGCCTGTTGCGCGTTCTGAGTTTTGACTTGCTCCTGTGGCTCCTTCGACAGTTGATCACCTCGGACAATGACAAGTCGAGCGGAGTCCGGGACGACTGCTCCATCTTTGTCTTGGAGTCGCTGAATGATCGGACGGCCATCCATGTCGACCATCAACCATCCACCATCCTTCAACTTCTGGAAACGAACCTGATCCCCCTCAAACGCATCATCGGGGTGGACTTGGTATCCGTTCGCGATGTCCTCTTCTGTCAGACGATCCACGCCGGAAGCGAAGTCCCGAAGACTCCATTCGAGTTCCTCAGTTCCCGCGAACTGATGCTTGTGGTGGATGCTGTCGCGTTCGATCTCGCCATGCTTTTCGTTGTACGAGAAAGTATTTCGAGCAACCGAGACCGCGAGTCGTGCGGCGTTCTTGTGATCCTTCCCGGCGGCGATTGCGGTCGCATAAACCGACTTCATCAGGCCGGTGACTTCTGAGCTGCCGACCACCTTATCCTCCATCGCGTCGAAAATATCGTCGCCTTCGCCGTACTTCTTGACGGCCTCCTCGAAGTTCTCTTTCTCGAGAAAGTCCGTCGCTCGTTGTTCGGCAACACTCTCCGGGACTTGAGTCCGGTTGAGGTAGTTGTTCATTACATCCCGATACATTTGCGCCCCGGTCTCCGTTGCGATGTTGATGCCATCGAGAGTCGTAAAGAGATCGCGAGCCATCTCGAACGCTTGGCCGTAAGCGGCAGTCCGGAAGGCGCTTCCCTCTGATGCGCTGATGCCGCCCCCCGCCGCGCTGTCAATCTGATCGGCCAGGGCGAGAGCGGCCCCGATGCGTTGCGGGTCGCCACTATTGAGATCGTTGTGAATGGCCTCGGCAAATTGCTCGGGGACATATTTATGTTTCGCCACGAACTCGGATAGGCGAGTCTGAGTGTCGATAGGGTTCCCCGGCTTTATGGATTCCCCTTTGCCGTTCATAGACATCAGGATTTTCCATGCGGCCTCCTTAACTTCGGAGGCACTCGCCTTCTTTCCCCCGGCCTCATATTGCTTGTCGTTGCTCACCGTCATGGTGCCGAAAGCAAGACCGGCCGCTTCGTGGGTGATGAGTTGGTCTTTGGTGAATTCCAACTCCTTCTCTTCGTATTTGGCTTTCAGAGCGGCGACTGTCGTCTTGCGCGACTCTTTGTACTTTTGCCAATAAGGATCATCTGATCCGGCAAAGCCCGCCTCCCTCGGATCAACCGTGTCGATGTCTTTATAGGCTTGCTCGACTGCGGCGTATCCACCGGGGCCGACGGCAATGGCGGTCAGGTGTTCGTCGCTCCTCGCCTCGAGCGCAGACAGGAGTCTCCCCTTCTCTTGCTTATAGTCGGTTGGGGTGATTGTTCCTTTGTTGAATTCCGAGTTCAGCGTGGAGTTCGCTTCGGCCAGGAGGAAAGGACTGTCGACGATGTTTCCGTTGGCATCGGTGACGTTCGCCATGACTGAGGCGGTCAGGTTCCGGGAGTTGGTTGTCAAAGAGAGCGTGTCGGTCTCGTTGAGGTTCAAGGCACCGGCCTCTATAGCGGCCGTTGACCATGCCTCGACCATATCCGGATTTGTGGAATTCGCGATCTGATCTTTGTAGTAGTTGACGACCTCGTTGACTCGAGCCTTTGCGACCGCCCTTTGTCGGTTCGCGGTGTTCTCGTCGATGGCTCCGCTCATGTACATCTGGTCGATCATGTACATATGCGAGCCCTCACTTGTCCCGGTCAGGTAATCCACATCGAATGACTCGGAGGCTAGGACTCGGAGGGATTCTCCGTTCCACTGGTTCTCAGCGGCGCGGCGTTTCTTGGAGATATCCTCCGGCGAGTAATAAGGCGAATACGCTTCTTCCCATTCGAGATAAGCGTCTTTGGTTCGGATGCCAGCAAGACTGTCGTCGGCTTCTCCCCTGATGCGATTATTGTGAGAACGCATCCGAAGTTGAGCGAGTTCTTCTTTCGCGGCGTCGATCATTCCGAGTCGGTCTGCCATGTATGCCGACCTGAGCTGCGGGTTGGTAATCTTGTAACTGGTGTTTAATTCCTTCTCGAATGAGGCCAATTTTGAAGACAGGTCATCCTCGATTGTTTCGTAGTTGTAACTCCCGGACTCACCCATCTCCGTGAGGTCTTGCCTCATGGTCTGCTCGGTGACATATCCGGCGAGCCAACTTTTGAACTCGCTCTTTTTTGTCAGGACATCGGCTTTCTGATTGTTGTATTCGATCTCGAGACCGGCATCCACGAACTTCGCCCCGGCGTCGGCGATTGCCATTCCCATCCGACCTTGTGCAAGTGCCGCCGCCGCCCATGCGCGACCCACTTGGTCATAGTTGGTAGGCATCTTGTATTGGCTTTGCTTGACTGCCGTGTACCGCATCGGAGCCCTCCGTGTGATCGGAGCCCTCATGGCCGAAGCCATCGAGGTATTAAAGTTGCCTTGTCTTCGAGGTAGTCTCATTTCTTAGAATCCGACTTGTCCGGTTTGGAAATAGGTGGGGTTGTAAGAACTTCCCGCACTCGCATAGGAGGGAGCCGACGGATAAGTCACCGCCGACGCTTGGCTCCCCTTCCAACTGTTATACGCTTGCCCCGCATACCGAGCCGCTGATCCGATTGCGCCTATCGCGTTACTGAGTCCACCGTAATAAGCCGCCTGACCGTTGGCGACTCCGACCTCGGCCGCGATGTCGCCTTGCCTTCTCATTGCGGCCGCTTGTGCGGTAGCCTCGGCGATGGTGACTTGTGCTTGGAGTGCCGCGTTGGCCTTCATTACATTCGCGTTCAGTTGTGCCTCTTTTTGCGTCAACATACTCCGACGCAATCCGTCCTCCGCTTCGCCGATCAGCGTCAGCGCGTCACGTTGGAAAACGAATTGACGTTCTTGCAGTCCGGCGGTGATCTGAGATTCGAGGAACGCTTGAGGACTGCCTCCGTTGACCATGACACCGGACGAGGACAAGGCGGCGCGGATATCTCCGGCAAGCCATCTCTCCCCCCGAATGTGCTGACGTATGGTCTCCTGTGCTTGGATGGCGTACATCCTCGCGTTGTGGACGGTCGCCTCGACAATCGCCTGTGCGTTCTCGTACCCGAGCGCAAGAGTCATCGCCGCATTGTTGGCCGCAGCTCCTGTGATGGCGGCGGCGTTTATTTGTCCGAGTCTTTCGGCATCTGCGGCATTAAGGTAGGAGGCATCTCGAGAGAGTTGGCCTCCCTGTATCATGGCCTCCCGCGCCTCATCACCGGCCTTCTTGGAACTGACCGCCCCATAAATTGAGGTGCCGATTCCGATTGCCGTGAGTATGGTTCCTATTGCCATGCTCTATCCCGCGTTGCTTTGATAAATTCCATAAAGTGCGACCAGTTGTGTTTTCTTCGGGATGTCCTGTTCGATGGTTATCGTCCCCGACAAGTCCCATCCAAGATTCAGAATGTCGTAGTCCCCTGTCCGGAGGTCTTCTGGATCACCCATCGGAGTCGAGGGTGTTCTTGCCGAAGGTCGAACGCCTTCTATTAAAGGGAGGGCCGAGTCGACCACCTTTGCGTAAATCTGGCCCCATCGTTGTGAGGTGCCGAGATTGGTTCCGGCTGAGTTGCCATCGTTGTAGGGCGTGGTCTCGAGTCGACTGACATAAGGCAAGCCGACCTCGATCTGTTTGCCGGGAAGGTCGAGAGTGATCTGACCGCCGCTCACGGTCTTCGGGGTTTGCACCCCACCATTGACGACAGGTTGTACGACCTTTCCTTCGAGGTGATCAAGACCGCCGACCGCTGAGAGTTCCACATCATTGTCCGGAGGCGTGGTCAGTGACGAGTCGGTATAGACCTCCGGGTTCATATACTCGACGCAATAGTTGTCGCCACGTTTAACACAAACCCAAGTCTCATCCGCTGACTCGTTGGGGATGGTCGTGACGCTGACGACAAGACCATCAGTCGGGTGCCTGGCCCAGCCCATCGCGGAATAATCCTCGTCGTCGATGGCGGGGTCGTGGGTCATCGAGATCAAGGAACCATTCGCTAACACTTGCCAGAGAACCGAGTCCGGGACGAGTTCGTATGTCTGCGCGATCACCCCGCTGTCGGTAATGTGTTCGGCAAACCACGCAAGATCGCGGGAGATATATTGCTCAATGGCTGATCGGGCGTTCTGTGAGTACGACCTGACCTGTCGGCCGGAGCCTTGAACGAAGACGGTGAGTTCACCGATATAGACCGGCTGAATGTGTCGGCCTCCATAAGAAGAAGTCCGAGCGATGTTCGGGATATTATTGACGCTGACATACTCGTCAGGCGTGAGGCGTTGCTCCGTTCCTGATGTTCCGATGAGAAGAACCTTCTCGGAGGAGAGCCACTCAATCTTCTCCTGACTGTACGCGGCGAGGGTCAACTCGAGCGCATCATCGGGTGCAATAGAGTCCGGGTCATTGTTGACCGTGAACTCATAAAAGTCCCCGATGCGAGAAGCCCACAAAGTCTGAGGCTTTGTCCGGATACCTCCGAACCATAGACGTTGCTGATAAAAGACAACCGTCCGGGGATACCCTGCTCCCGCTGACCACTGAGCGCCGGTAAACGTGGGAACTTCCACTCGCCAATCCGTCGCACCGTATCGTCCGAGCCTTTGCGGTGGATGATCAGGGTGGACGAGGATCATCACGTCGTTTGCCTGACTCCAATGGACATCCCAAATCTGATCGACTGTGAAAGGCGAGTCGATCTCATAAATGTCGCCCGAACCGTAAGTGTCGACCTCGTAAGATGAGGTCAGGTCATCCGGGTTCGCCCTACCCAATCCCGGAATGGATCGGAGCCTTCGCCTCCCTGTTCTGTCGCCATACTTGTCAGCGGAGAACAGTGAACTCTCGACGATGGTTCCACTCGAGCGGTGGAATCTGATTTTCCTGTCGGTGAATTCGAGGACGTAACTTTGCTCTCGATTGAAAACGAAAGGGATGAGTCGTGCAGGGCCACCGGCAGTCTCGCCAATAAAGTTCATACCGAACCGACGCTTGACACCTCCTCGAGCGGAGACAACGAAGTTCTCGAGGGTGCGACAAGCGGAGGCGTATTGATTGGTGTTGACTCGCCCTTCTGAGAGCGGAGATATCTCGCCAGTCGAAAAATCCGTGATGACCTGTTGGACTCGCGCCATTACGCTCGAACCTGTTCAAAGTGATTGGGGCCGATCCTCCTGGCCGACTGCTCGAGAGAGTCGGTCGTCCGGGCCTCATCCAATACCTGTGAGAACAGTGCATTGAAGTTGCTCATCGAGGTGTTGTTTCCGGTCATGGCATAAGCCATCTCGGAAGCCAGTCGATAGACGAGGGCTTGAACGAGTTGGGTGCTGTACTTGCTCTCCGGGATCGCGTTGCTGAGATACACGATGGACAGAGGACTTTGGTTCGCCAAAACGGCGGTGCCGTTGACTTCCCATTGGTAGACCTTATTCGCGGAAGGCGAGAAGACCTCGAGGACGCGGATGCAATCCTCCGGCAGTTGGTACTGATGCTCGTATTCGCTGATGGGTTTGTCAGCGAGTTCGTTGAGTTCCTTCCTCCGCTTGAGGCTTGCCCACGGATACGCCCTCAAGACGTAATCGCGAGTCGAAAGATATAAAGTCTTTGCGATCTTTGCCTCGTTGGAGTCTTCGGTGAACGAGGTGATCTCTCGACCTCCGAGCAACATGAGGGCGCGGTTTGCTACGTCGATGCTCGTGATCATGTCTTAGTCCGTGCAGTCCTTTGGATCGTCGAGTGAGTCTCGAGTGCGAGCCTGGGGTTCTGTGGGTTCTTCTGGTGCTTGAGTTGCTTCGTTGAAGTAACACGAATAAGCCGACTCGTATCCTTCAATCGTTTGGTCTTCGACTGTCTTGACGACGGTCTTCGTTGTTTCGAGGGTGACTGAACTTGTGACGCCCATTTGTTTGTTCCTCCATAAATGGATCGGGGCTCCGAAGAGCCCCTTTCCGTTTTGGTTTAGATGAGAATCTGGACGATCTTCTCTTCTTCGATACGGCTTGCGCCGTGAGTCGCTGACAAAAAGACCTGCCAAGCGTATGAAACGTCCGGACGCTGGTCGATCTTGGTTTTGATGTCGGCACCGACAGCAAGACGCATCGCGCTTTTGTGATACGCGAGAGCCTGCGCGGTATCTTCGGCGACCAACTCGGTCATCACGATATCGAAGCCGATCCACTTTTTGAGCGAACCGTCAACAAGAGCGCGAACCGTGTTGAAGTCTTGCGAAGTGACTTCCGTCGAAGACAGGAGATCAGTCAACGCTTTGGAGTTGATCACGAGGTAACGTCCCTCGGGGTCGACTTCGTTGGCGTCGAGTTTCTCCTTCGCGGCCAGAATGGCGTCGAGCGTCAAACCGGCGCCCGCAGCTCCGACCACCATGTCGGTGTCGAACGCAACAGTCGTCCCCTCGCCATCAGTCGCGTCACCGGTAGCGGCGGCGATAATGGTTCGGTCGATCTGGCGGTTCATGGCCCACACACCGGCCTTCGCATACTCGGACTTCGGAGAGATCAGCATACGGAGCAAATCTTCGTTATCGAGAAGATCGGCCCAATACCAGTCCTCCATCGGGAACTTCCGACGAGAGTGTGGTACGTCTAAAATGACTGTTGGGGTGTGGCGAGTTGTACGCTGTTGCGCCTCGACCACGCCCATTCTTTCCACATTGCAAATCTCGGCCTTGCAGACCTGTTCCATCACGGTCGAGCGAAGTCGAGAGGGGTGCTGTTGAGAGAGGTGAACTACATTGGATTTGAACGCCTCGATAAAGGCGGCATCAACCGAGGATGAGCCTCCGGGCATCGGATCAGATAAAGGCATGAGAGCCTCCTATAAAAGAAAGTTGAAAGGTTGTTTCGAGACTGCTACCCGGAGGACGGACAGTTTCTTCCGCTGACGTTGCGGTTCCCGGTCGGATGCCTCGATGAGACACTCCCCGACTTTTTTTATGCGCCGTAATAAAACGGAACGGCTTCTGTCTCTGGAATCAAAATATCCAGGGAATGATGATGACCATTGCGGTAGTGATTACAGATGTCGCGATAACGCTAAACCAATTCACATCCTTCATAATTTCCTCACAGTTTGATTAGTGACTTAATTTCCTCCCGGCATGAGGGAGGAGAACGGTTGGAGCCAGTTCTTTTTCTTTAGGGTGTTGTAATAATTTCCACCGGACAGGATCGTTGAGTTCAAGGCTTTAGAGGCATCTTTCGGCCTCATGCGCTCCCTTTCTGCGGCGAGTTGTTCTTGCTGTCGGTTGTAGGCGTTCTGTTGGTCGATCTGCTGTTGCTTCATTGCCTCAACCAAGTCGGCAACTTCGTTTTTGAGATCGGCAACTTCGTCCTCGGGACTGGTTGTTTCTTCGGTTGGCGGGGTGTTGGTGTCGGGCGTCGTCTTCGGCGGGATATAGTTGCCGGTCGCCTTGAGAGACTTGTGCATATCTGTCGACCAAGTGCCGCCGCCTAGTTCGACCTGTTGCTTGGCCTTGCCATACTTGCCTTGCTTGGCATAGTCGACCGCCCTACCCCATTTACTGCCTCTGACGTTACCGGCGGCCATCAGTCAAGCCACTTGCTGACGCGCTTCTTGTTCTTGTCCTTACGACCGGACAGAATCTGAATGGCACGTTCATGGGCCTTAATCACGCCAGCACTCTTGTCTTTCTTTTTGACACTGGCAAGCCGCTTCTCCATGTCACTGACCTTCCCGGCCCAATGCTTGTTGATGGCTTCGGCGTGTTTCTTGAGACCGGCCTTGTCTTTGGCCTTTAGGCGAATGGCGTCCTGTTCTTTTATTTTCTTGCCGAGCGCCACGGCCTCATCACGATACTTCTTCGCGACATCCTTCTTCCCGGCCTTCATGGCGTCGCGCATTTGTTTGACTTTCGCCAAACGGTTTTTGTTTATGTCGGCGCGTTTTTTCTTGGCCGCGGCGACCTGTGCGGCAGTTGGTTTCGCCATTGTGTCCTCCTATTCTGGATTGGCGTAGCGGTGTAGATCGAGGAAGCGTTCCATCGCGGCCTCATCGCCGTTGTGATAAGGATGTTGAGGGTTGTTCTGCATCTCCATAATCTGTTGCCGAGCCTCATACGGTGTGAGTCCGGTTGATCCCTCGTGTGTTCCCGCGAAGCCCTGTCCTTCTTTGAGGTTTGCGCCGAGTGCTTGGAACACTCGGATCACGGCAGGGTTATTCCCCGCTCCGGTTGAGTCCAATGCCTCGGACAATCCCGGTGCGGTTTGCTCAAGAAAAGCGACGGCCCTCCGGCCCTCTTCCACTTTCCTGTCGAAAGCCAGACCCCACTCCTGACGGAGAACATTGACATCATGTTCCACCATTTCAGTCGCGTTGGCCTGTGCGTCTTCTTCCCTGAGTTCGTTGTACATGGATATCGCTTCGACCTGTTCGCGGTTTAACCCCGCCGCCAAAGCGATTGAGAGGAAATCCTCGTCCACGCCTTCAAGACCGTATCCGGATATGTCGTCAGGAGCCCCCGCCGCCTCATAAAGAGAGGTCAGGTCATCCGGGTTGTACCGGGCGAGGCCAGGCACATCACTGAACCGGTCATAGAACTTGTTCCAGTCCTCTTCCCCCGCGTCGGTGCCGGGGATGCGGATCGAGTTGCCAATCATCGACTGCGCGTTGACGTATCCCTTTGCGAGATCATCTATCGAGTCCACATCCAGAGCGTTCCGGATATTAGGATCAAGGCCGTCGCGCCAATCAGAAGGGAGCGGCGCGTTCGCCGTTTCCGAACCATTGCTCGGCACTCCTCCAATATCGCCTGACGGACTAAGACCCTCCGACTCTGCTCCTCCGCTTGCTTCCGCTGTTGCTTGTTCAATCATTGGTCTCCGGCTCCCTTTTCGTTCAGTTGCTTCAATGTCAACACCAGATTCTTCTCACCTTCTGAAAATGCCGTGGTGTCCGGCTTTCCCTCAACCCAAGTCCGTCGCATCACAAAGGCGTCGACCATGAAGTCAAGAAGTTCTTGACCGTCCTGTTTGCCGAATACCTTTTTGACCGACTGCTCGAAGTTGAAGTTTTCCCATTTCCGACTCATTAGATTTGCGCTCCCATTTGTGTTTCAGCGGCCATCGCCGCATCTTTCAGACCTCCGGCTTGAGTGGCTCTCGTCTGAGCCATCGACGCCTCCATTGCCATCGCCTCCTGTTGGGCTTGTTGCTCGGCTCGTTGTGCTTGCAGTTCGTCGACCTCGGCTTCGCCTTTGAGTGCCTTCGCCGGGGCTCCATACCGCTCCGCGAGAATTCGCATCGCACCATTCACGTCGATGATGTCGAGAGCGTTGGGATCGAGTTGTGACCACTGAGCTGCAAGGCCGAACAGGCGCTCAATCGCCTGTGCGTCTTCCATTCTTTGGTTTCTTGCGAGTGGGCCTTGATACTCGATCTCAATCTTGGAGTCCGATAAGACATCCGGCTGATCACTGAACTGTCCGGCGCGATACATCACACCGAAGACGCGCTCGATCAGCGGATTGAGGAATTCAGTTTGCAGTCGACCGAGCGTCGGCCCGAGGACTCGGTTCATTAGTGAATATCTGATCTCGATCTCTGTGGCCGTTGTATTGTGTTTTTGCGGCCCGAGGTTGAGTTGATCAATCAGATAGATCGACTTGATGTTCTGATGGAGTTCTTCGGATTTGATCTGTACCGCTTGCCACTGTGTTGCTTGAGTGAGCGGGGCCAGGGAGTTCATGTCCCGGACAAAGGTGAGACCACGCGCCTCGAGGTGGAGGTCGCCGATGATGCCGGTAGCACTCGCCATGATTGGCGGGTCGATGGTTTTCTCCCACGCGCCCAACTCGTACCGCTTCGCGAGGTTGATCGTCCGGATGTCAGCACGAGCCAACACGCCGGGGCCGAAGCCATATAGATCGCCGGTTACTTTCCCCCACCGTGGGACGAGGTACGGCATTTCCTGATATCCCCCGGTCTCGAGAATGTGCTGATCATCGACCGCGATCCAGTGTGATATGAACTGTCGCTTCTCCGGATCGGGGATGGGGTTGTCAGGTTGGTAGTCCTCATTCGGCATGACGCAATGGAGGAACTTGAACTCTTTGTCGGGATTGTTCTCGAGGGCGTGAGCGATCTTGTCGAGTTTCTCGGCCTCCGGCCATCGTTGCGCCGCCTGTCGAGCGGTCATCTGTCTCTGGTGGTACACCGTGTCGACGATGCCGTCAGCGTTCTCCGCGATACAGATGCTCCCCAAATGGAGCGCATGGAATTGGAGTTTGAAACTGTTCGCCTGAGTGGCCTGTTCGACAAACATCGCACCGGTGCCGAACGCACAGAGGTCTTGGTACATCTCCGAGACTTGCGTCGCGAAATTGGAATCGCTGAACGCGCTCCCCATTCTCCCGGTGCAGTCCTCAAGCCACTCCATCGCCTCATCGGTGCGATTGAGTTCGCCGTCGTCATATTTCATGGTGAACCACGGCGCGGAGGGATTTGTGAGGGACGAGTGCATATGCGAGGCGAGCATCGCGTTGGAGTGCATCGCCGTGGAGTCGAAGACCCGCTCTCCCCGGTAGGTGCCGGGAGTGCGTTTACTGATGAAACCCTGTCGGCCAGGCAGTACGAAGGTTGCGATCTCTTCCCAAAGCGAATCCCAATTTGATCGAGCCGAGACCATCTTCTTGTGTCTCTCGATCATCTTTTTCGCTTGCATTTCTTTATCCATTTTATGAACCGGCTGGCGTCAGGTATGACTTTTTCTTTTTTTCCGGGTTCGGGAGGAACGCGGCCGGATTGAGGATCGTGTTCTCAAGACCGTCCCCCGGCTTGCTGACCTTTTCGGCCTCCTCCTGAGTGACCACCGGAGTCGACAGGCTTTTGGTGAGCATCGCGATCATCTCCATCAATGCTTTGGTGTTTTCGTCGAGGCCGGGTTTTCCGGTATTGGAAGAACCGCCGGAGGAGCCTCCGGACGAACCGCCAGACGAACCGCCGGACGAGCCGCCGCCTCCACCTCCACCGCCAGAGGAATAAGAAACCGTTCCCGGCATTGCTCGTCCCTCTTGCTTGCCGGACTGGTGCCAGTGCATCGCGCCAAATTCGGCCATGCTGATGCCTTCATTCTTCCCGCTGTACGGATCAGGTGCGCCCCGCTTCCAATGCTTGTTGTAGTTGTCCAACAAGTCTTTGTGCTGTCTTACATACTCAGCATAGTTTGGATTCTTGACTCCTTGACTGCCGTGTTTGGTGGTGAACTTCACGTCCTCCATCTTCTCAGCGGCCGCGATCTCTTTTTGGTGTTGCGGGTCTGGCTTGCTACCGCCACCGAAAAGGCTTGAGAGGAGGCTCATAATCAGGCTCCGATGGGTGTGAGGAAGGACTTTTTCTTCTTAGCCTCCTCGATGTTGAAGTTGGTGAGGAGGGTCTGTGCGGCGCTCACGGCCTGTGATGCGGCTTCCGACGATTGCGTCGAAGTCGAGGTCGAGGTCGAATTGGTATTTCCCGCTCTGGCCGTAGCGAGATCGGAGAGCATCTTCACCAAGTCGACGAGTTCTCTGTTGAGCGGGTTTTGTTCCTGTTGTGTTCCGGAGTTGCCGCCGGAGTTGCCGCCGGAGTTGCCCCCTGATCCTGCGGCCTCCCTCTCGCGGAGTTTGGCGGCGTAGTCGACCCCACTCTTCTCATGTATTTTCCGACCGGCACGTTTGCCATGAGCGCGGTAGTGGTTCTGCGCGTACTCCGCGGCAGTTTCCGCGAGCAAAGGTGTGCCGTCGTTCCTCATGTAAGCATTGGCTTGACGACCTCTGTCCCAAGTCCATTTGCCTCCATCGGAGTATTCGTCGTATACGTCCTTGTATTGGTACATATACCTTGCCCAATCTGTCGCCATCTTTCTGTCCTAGTGAAGTGTTGCGAAGACTCGTGGCCTTCTGATTCCGGAAGCGATCTGCGCGGCGTTCGTTACCATGTCGACGCTTCCCGCCAAGTACCGCATCGCATCCGCACCATGCGAGGAGTGGTCGTGAACCGCTTTCTGTCGAAAGACCCCTTTGCGGTCATCCCATTCGCGATGATATTCATAGAGGCAAGACAGCAAGCGATGGCAATTCGCGCTGTCAATCCAGACGCGGTTCATAATGGATCGCACCGCGTTGATGCCATCCTGTACCGGCATCTTCGGGACGATGTTGAAGTGCATCCCTAACTCGGCGGCAATGTCGAGTCGGCTCATGCCGGAGGACATTTCCCTGACCTTCAAGTCCCACGGCCCCCAATGCTCTCCCCATATGTAATCAAGGTTCTGCAGCTCGCGGATGAAATAGTCGAGCCCCTTGCCGTTCTCCTCGATATAGTCGATCAGTCTGATCTCGTTCCCGGCAAACTGCGCCATGATGATCGCCGTGGAGTCGGAGACACCCAAGTCCCAAAAGGTATGCACCGGGAGTTTGGAGTCGTAAGGGACTTTCGTGATCCGTCCCTCGAGTTCCATCTTGTTCATCTGGTCGGCGTAGTACGCACCGCGCACCGTCGACGTGAACTGTGCGAGGAGTTCCTGACCGTACTCCTCCTCGCTCATGGTCTGGCGCATCTGATCGACCTCATCGGCCATCAGCGTCCCGGCCTCTTGCCAGTTGATCTGAAAACGCGCCCAACCGGTCGGGCTCTTCCCGGCGTGTTCCCACTTGGCGAAGAAGTCGTTCCCCTTGCCGTTGGGAGTGCCGGAGAACATACAAAAGCCCCGGCGGTCAGCGAGTGCGGGACGGATTACTTTGTCGAAGGCTCCGTGGGGGAACATTCCATACTCGTCGAGTACCGCGCCGTCAAAATACTGACCACGAATTGCGTCAGGATTATCAACACCGTAAAGCCTAATGCGAGAGCCATTAGGCAAGTCGCAACGCAACTCGCCTTCGTGGTACTTAACCATCGGGACAACCTTACTGAACTCCTTGAGGTAATCCCACGCGATGCTCTTCGACATCTTGAGTTGAGGTGCGATATACGCGAACCTGGATCTTCCGTCTTTAGCGGCGAGGGCTTTTGCCAGAAGGTGATTGATTGCCGCCACAGTCTTACCAGAGCGACGAGCGGCCACGACGACCGTGAACCGGTTCTCATCCATGAGTCGGTGAATTTCCTTCTGGTGGGGATAGGGCTTGTAGGGGATGACAATGGTCTTGATGACCCCCTTCTTGAAGTCCCCGACCTCACCGCCTCCCGATGACTTGAGAGGTTCAAGGTCTTCACGTTTGAGGTTGCTCTTCATGCTTTGGGTGCTTTGGGAAATACACGTCGACTCACCTATTTATTCCGGCCGCGATTCTTCGAGGCGCTTTGGAGTCTGAGGTTGCTCCGGGAGTTGTTATTCGGATTCCGATCTTTGTGATCCACGTCCTTCCCCCTGACAGCACTCTCCCCGAGCCGCTTTGTCAGGAGTGTGCGAGCCGCATTGCGTTTCGCTCTCCGGCGTATCTGCTCCGGTTTGCCGTGGTACTCGCGATATTCCTTCTTGTAGTCTCTGGTCATTCCATCTCTTCCCTCTCGTCCCCTCGAAAACGGCCATCTCGACTCCGGTTGTATTTGGTTTTATCCGGATGCGCTCCGGCTCCGGTCTTGTGACGCGAGTGTTTTGCGACTAGGTTTCGCGTCGCGAAGCGACTCGCAGTTGCTCCGCAACCGCTCCGCAGCTCAGTCTTGCCATTTGAAGTTGAGCGCGATGGGTTGGTCATCAGTAGTGACCTCGACGGCCTTGACTTGGGGGACTAGGAATTTCGCCACGTCGCGATGGCACTCGAGGCGTACCGCGACAGGAGTGGTCGGGTCGTTGGCAATGGCCGCGATGGCAACTACCGGGTCATAGCCTGGAACTTCCCTGTCCACCTTCATCCGGAGGGTCTGCGCTGAGACCGGTGCCTTTGACTGAGCGAGAGCCGCGCTCCGGGCTTCCATTGGATGTTCTTCGGGGCGTGGTGGGATGCCTTGAGTGTCCTTGAGGCGGTAGAAGCATCCCCCTCGTCCCCGGTTGATCATCTCGATATGAGGCTTGATCTCTTTGATGGCGTAGTGCAGATTCCTCATGGGTATCTTGTTGTCCTTAAAGAGAGCCTTGAACTCTTTGGAGTCATGCTCCCCGCCATCGGAGAGAACGAGTTTGATGATGTCGAGGGCTTTCTGGACTTGGGGTTGGAGTTTCACCGGAGCCCACTCGCGGATGTTGCGGCCTCCTTTCGAGCGGGGCTTGAGGGTCGGTTGTTTGGATTTGGTTGAACCTTCTGACATTTTGATATGTGGGGCGTGTGCCTTCCTTTATATGCGCGGCGGGCGGGGCTTTTTTTGGCCCCCACCCCCCTCAAGGCATTAGTACATCCTAATATACTTATGGCCCAAAAACATGGCGTCCAGGCGGCTCAAGTGGGACTTCGGCCCAAGATTCGGGGCTCACCACCCTCTCGTGGTGGTGGAAGCCTCCCAAAACCCCTTGTTTTATAGGCTCCACTGAGTTTTGTGGGTCTTGGGACACGCCCCACGAGGGTCGAAAGGGCGTCAACTGGCCGATTTTGGCCGATTTGTGGGGAATAAGAGTCTCCTAATATACTCATGGTCAGACCAATTTTTCGAGCCTATCGACACGACCGCGTGTCGATGCCTCACCTTCCCCGCTCCACCCCAAAGGTCGACAGCGAGATCACCCCAAACAACGTCCGGAGCCTTTGTACTCGAGCGGAAAATAGTTTCCGGACGCTGACAGGCAAGGCGGGGATCACTCGCTCTCTTTGTCTCAATCATTCCTCACTATCATCATTGACTATCACCTCTTCCCATAGGAGGG